TCTGCTGCGGATATGGTTTCAACTAAAACAACAAGTGTTGAACCAACGCAAGAGAAAATATGGTCTGAAAAGGAGATTGCTGCAATGAGTATGGCTGAATTTGATAAGTACGAAAGTGAAATCAGTGAGGCTATGCAACAAGGCAGAATCATTAAATAAACTATAAAACACAGGAGAATATCCCATGGCTCAATTTTTTGAACCCTCAACGGATACTAATGCTAACTTTGCAAACTCTGTAAGTGGACAAACTAATAGTTTTTTCCTACCTTCAATTTATTCTAAAAAGGTTTTAAACTTTTTCAGAAAATCTTCGGTAGTTGAAGCTATTACTAACACTGATTACGCTGGAGAAATATCAGCGTTTGGAGACTCTGTAAAGATTATCAAGGAGCCAGTAATTTCTGTATCAGCGTATACTAGAAATACTGACACAACTGAAACTAAACTAACAGATGCTGAACTATCTTTAGTAGTTGACCAAGCTAATGCTTTCAAATTCATCGTTGATGATATTGAAACTAATATGTCTCACGTTAACTTTAAAGAAGTTGCTACTTCATCAGCTGCTTATGCTCTTAAAGATGCATACGATGCTGCTGTTATAGCTGAAATGTTTGCTGGAGTTTCTTCATCATCACCTGACCATATATTAGGTTCTGACAGTGCTACTGATTTAGCAGCTGGAACTTTTGATGGAACTGGTAACTTAGACATAGGTTTTGGTTCTAGTGAACATGACCCTCTAGATTTAATGGCTAGAATGGCTAGATTATTAGATGAAGCAAACGTACCTGAAGAAGGCAGATGGTTCGTTGCTAGTCCTGACTTCTATGAAGTACTAGGTCAAGCATCTTCTAAATTGTTGTCTGTAGACTTCAATGCAGGTCAAGGCTCAATCAGAAATGGTTTAGTATCAAGTGGTAAACTTCGTGGATTTGATATGTACAAATCAAACAACATTGCTGCAACATCTAATGCTGCTGGTAAAGTTTTGGCTGGACATATGTCATCTACAGCTACTGCACAAACTATTCTTTCAACAGAAGTGTTGAGAGACCCAACTTCGTTTGGTGATATAGTTCGTGGATTGCATGTATACGGAGCAAACGTCTTAAGAGACGATGCTTTAGTTTCTGCATTCTATGGTATTGACTAATACTAAATTTGGGGAGGTCTTCGGACCTCTCCTTTTTTATAATTAAAAGGAAAATAAAATGATGTACGGAAAAGATAAAAAGAAAAAAATGATGAAAGGCGGAATGTCTAAAAAGAAAATGATGTATGGTGGTATGGCTAAAAAGAAAATGATGAAAGGTGGCAGAACTATGTATAGTGCTGGTGGTGACGTTAGTGTAATGCCTGTAGCTAAACCTAATTAATCATGGCTAAAGGAGTTAAACATTACAAAAGAGATGGTACATTACATAAAGGTACTTCTCATAAAATGCCTAACGGAGATTTACATACCAATAAAACTCATACTAAAACAAGTGTAAAATTATTTCATTTTAAAGACTTAAGTAAAAAAGCACAAAAAAAAGCTAAAGGAACAGCATAATGGCTAAAACCTATTTAACATTAACTAATGAAGTACTAAGAGAATTAAATGAAGTAGTACTTACATCATCAAATTTTGCAAGTGCTACAGGAATACAGCAGTTTGTAAAACAAGTTATTAATAAATCTATTAATGATATAGCTAATGAAGAACCTCAATTACCTTTCTTTTCTGCTGGAGTAAGCGGTGGTACTGACCCTTTCTATGGAAATACTACAGTAGCTTCAGTAGCAGGAACAAGATGGTATACTTTAAAAGCAGGAAGCTCAAGTATTATAGATGATTTTGCATCTATAGATTGGGATGATTTTTATATAACAACAATTAATGTTAGTGGGGAAACAGCACCTTTTGTATCTAAAGGATTAAAATTTTTAAGTTTAGCTGATTGGACTAGATATCACAGAGACTCAGAAAATATTGATGATGCAGATTCTCAAAGCTATGGAGAACCTACTTATGTTATTAAATCTCCAGACAATAGAAAGTTTGGTTTAAGTCCAATACCAGATAAAGTTTATAATGTACATTTTTATGCATTTACTAAACCAACAGAATTAAGTGCTTTTGGTGATGTCATAACATTACCAGACCAATATAGTAATCTTATTACAGCTAGAGCTAGATACTATACTTGGCAATTTAAAGAAAGCCCACAACAAGCAGCTTTTGCAATGGATGATTACAAAAGAGGCATGAGACAAATGAAATCAAATTTAATAAATCCTGCTCCTAGAGATATGACAGACGATAGGACTTACTTCTAATGCCAGTATCTCAACCATACGCTATAGCATGTGACGGTGGATTAGACACTAGTGCTAGTCCTTTTGAACTTATTAAACGACCCGGATTTGCCAAAGAGCTAACAAACTTTGAAGTTGATGTTTCAGGTGGCTATAGAAGAATTAATGGCTTTACTGCTTTTGGTGGCAGTAATGCAGCTAGACCTAATAGTTCTAATGCTATTTTAGGTTTACATGTTTATGCTGATGGAGTAATAGCTTCATCAGGAACTAATATTTATTTTAGTTTAGATGGAGTAACTTGGTTACAAATAAATAAAGCTAGTGTAGCTAGTAGTGGAGATAACTTTAGTACCTTTGATGGTCGTAGTGCTTCTGCTAGAACTTCACAAAGCTTTACTCACTTCGTAACTCACGAAGGTGATACACAATATGGTGAAGTAATTATAACTGATGAAGGTTCTGGTGTCAAACCTTTTTATTTTAAAATGACAGGTACAGGAGCATTAAGTAATAGAACTTTTTTTGCTAAAGAAATAACAGTAAGTGGTTCTACCTTTCCTAAGTTTTGTACTGTGCATGATAAACATTTAGTAGTTGCTGGTGCAGCTACAGCTCCAAACACTATTTTTTATAGTGGTACAAATGATATAGATGATTTTAGTTCTACTGGTTCAGGTAGTATTGTACTAGATGACCAAGTAGTAGGTATCAGAAGTTTTAGGGATGATTTAATTATTTTTTGTAGAAATAGTATTTATAAGTTGACAAACATCAATAATAGTAGTACAATAGCTATAGAGCCAATAACACAAAACATTGGTTGTTTAGATGGTAAAAGTATACAAGAGATTGGTGGTGACTTAGTTTTCTTAGCACCAGATGGAATAAGAACATTAGCCGGTACAGTAAGAATTGGTGATGTTGAGTTAGGAACAGTAAGTAGAGCTATACAACCTATTATAAAAAATATAGCAGATGGTATAGGAAGTTTTAACTTAAGTACTATTGTAATAAGAGATAAATCTCAGTATCGTTTATATTATGGTAACTCTGGAACTGGTGATGCTTCAGAAGGCATTATAGGAACTCTTAGAACTAATGCACAAGGGTTTACACAGTTTCAATGGTCTGAAACAAGTGGAATAGATGCAAGTGCTGCGGCTACTTCTGGATTTGATTCATCCGGAGTTGAACAATTTTATCATGGTAACTATGCAGGTTTTACATTTAATCATGATGTAGGTGATAGTTTTATTAATGCTTCACAAGCTACAGTAAACATAGATGCTTCTTATGCAACTCCAGATATAGATTATGGAGACTTAGGAACATTAAAAACTTTACAATATGTAAAAGTATCAGCAACTCCAGAAGGAGATGTAGATACTAAAATAAAAGTAATTTATGATTACAATTCACCAAGCACACCACAACCAGAAGCTTATGATATAGACATGTCTAAACCTTCATTATTTGGTACAGCAGTGTTTAATTCATCATTTACTTTTGGAGCACCAACAGAACCAATTACAAGAGTTACACTACAAGGTAGTGGACATACAAACAGTTTTAAAATATTTAGTGATAATCAAAATTCACCATACACAATTAATGGTCTATATATAGACTATGTACCTTCAGGGAGATTATAAAAATGGCACAAACATATACTAGACAAAGTTCGTTTGCAGATGGCGATACTATAACAGCAGCATTATTTAATAATGAATTTAATCAATTAGTTAATGCTTTTGCTTACTCTTCTAGTAGTTCATCTAGTACTGGACACCAACATGACGGAACAGCTGGTGGTGGTGGTAACATTGGTAAGATAGGTGACTTAGACTTTTTAAATAAAATAACAGTTAATGGTAATACTTGGGAGTTCTATGTAGAAGTTTCTAGTGCAGCAGCTAAACAATTAGTTTTACAAGATGGTGCTTTAGTACCAAATGCTGATAGTGATTTAGATTTAGGAACAAGTTCATTATATTTTAAAGATGCTTATATAGATTCAATAACTACTACAGGTAACGTAGCTGTCGGTGGTAATTTAACTGTTACAGGTACTACAACATTTAATGGTGGTACTATTACTATGGGTGATGCTGCTACTGATAATGTAGTCTTTGGAGCTGATGTAGATTCTAACATTATTCCAGATGATGATAATACTTATGACTTAGGTAGTTCTTCACAACAATGGAAAGATATTTATATTGATGGTGTAGCTTATTTAGATGCAATAGACTTTAACGGAACAACAATTACAGCAACAGCTGCTGAACTAAATATATTAGATGGAGTAACATCTACAGCAACTGAATTAAATTTATTAGATGGAGTAACTAGTACTACAGCAGAACTTAATATACTTGATGGTGTTACTTCTACTGCTGCAGAACTTAATATCTTAGACGGTGTTACAAGTACTACAGCAGAACTAAACATCCTTGATGGTGTTACAGCTAGTGCAACTGATATAAACCTTATAGATGGGATAACAAACGGAACAGTAATAGCAAGTAAAGCTATAATTACAGATTCAAATAAAGACATAACTGGAGGTAGAAATATTACTATCTCTGGAGAACTTGATGCAGGTTCGTTAGATGTAAGTGGTGATGCAGATATAGACGGTACACTTGAGACAGATGCACTTTCTATAAATGGTACAGCAGTTACTAGTACTGCAGCAGAACTAAACATACTTGATGGTGTTACCAGCACTGCAGCAGAGTTAAATATTTTAGATGGTGTAACAAGCACTGCAGCAGAGTTAAATATTTTAGATGGTGTTACTGCAAGTGCAACAGACATTAATCTTATAGATGGAATTACAAATGGAACTGTTATAGCTAGTAAAGCTATTATAACAGATTCAAACAAAGATATAACTGGTGGTCGTAACATTACGATTAGTGGTGAGTTAGATGCAGCTACACTTGATATATCAGGTAATGCAGACATAGACGGTACATTAGAAGCTGATGCTATTACTATTGGTGGAGTTACTTTAGCAGAAACTATTTCTGATACTGTAGGTGCTATGGTATCTTCTAATACAGAAACTAATATAACAGTTTCTTATGATGATTCAGACAATACTTTAGACTTTGTAATTGGCACACTTAACCAAGATACTACAGGTTTAGCAGCTACTGCAACAGCTTTAGCAACTGCAAGAACAATTCATGGTGTATCATTTGATGGTACAGCAAACATAGACTTGTCAGAAGTTATTCAAGATACTGTAGGTGCTATGGTATCTTCTAATACTGAGTCAGGTATTACAGTTGCTTATGAAGATAGTGATGGTACATTAGACTTTACAATTGGCACACTTAATCAAGATACTACAGGTACAGCAGCACTAGCTACAACAGTTACAATTTCTGCTAACAATAGTACAGATGAAACAATATTTCCTGTATTTGTTGATGGTGCTACAGGAACGCAAGGATTAGAAACTGATACAGGATTTACTTATAATCCTAGTTCTGGATTACTTACTATAGCAGGTGAGTTAGACGCAGGAAGTTTAGATATTTCTGGTAACGCTGATATTGATGGTACTTTAGAAGCCGATGCAATTACTATTGGTGGTGTAACACTAGCTGAAACAATTCAAGATACTGTTGGAGCTATGGTATCTTCAAATACCGAATCAGGTATTACAGTAGCTTACCAAGATGCAGACGGTACATTAGACTTTACTGTAACTGGTGGAGTAGTTAATGAAGTTATTGATGCTGACGGTGATACTAAGATTCAAGTAGAAGAAAGTTCTGACGAAGATACTATTAGATTTGATATTGCTGGAACTGAACAAATAGTTTTAGCTGATGGAGTTTTAAAACCTACAACTGATTCAGATGTAGATTTAGGTACATCGTCTCTTTACTTTAAAGATGCTTACATAGATACTATTACTACTACAGGTGTAGTAAATGCAGCTTCACTAGATATCTCAGGAGATATTGACGTAGACGGAACTACGAACTTAGATGTAGTAGATATAGACGGTGCTGTAGATATGGCATCAACGCTACAAGTAGATGGAGCTATTACAGGTTC